TAAGTTGCCATGCCGCTATCAACAGTAATCTGTGCTGCACCTTCATCACTAATACGGAATGTTTTATCACCTGGCAGGTTAAGAATACTAATAACTGCCGCAACTGGCCATGACCACCCTTTAGTTAAAGTACCAGCAACATCGCTTTGGAATACAAAGTTACCAGCATGACTACTATGATCACCAAAGAACAATTTTAAGTCAGTGCCTTCTGTTTTAGCAGTAAACGTAGTTTCGTCACTGTTAGCACTTGCTTGGAATTTTAAACGTAAAATGTTAGCAACTGTTGGTTGGAACTCAACGTTCCACTTAACACCTTTAAACTTAACTGTTTTAAGTTTGTCATTGACAATTTCTGAACTCATAAAACGATAGTCATTTTTAAAGTCGCCTGCTTTGTTTTCAAAGTGTAGGCCTACCGGAACTGATTCACCATTGCGATCTTGTCTAGTTAATGAAATCTTAGCATCGTCTTTGTATTCTGGAATGTTAAGGATAGTGTTTAGTTTGCCTAAGTTTGGCATACCAAATGTACCAACAAACTCTGGCACTGGATTGTTTACTTTTGCCTGTACAATAACTGAACGATCTTCAGCAATTGCTTCGATGCTTGTTTCTGTATCTGTGCCTGTTACCTTAACTAGGTCAATAATACCCAGTCCGTACGTATTTTTAACGATGTCTAATAAATGATCACGCATGTAGTTCTCCTAATAAAGTGTTATAATGTATTGTATATGATGTATTTAGAAAATGCAAGAGATATGGTAAAATTATTTTTCAATTATGGAGCCTAATACCTGATGCGCTTTTGATGTGGTAAGTATTCCAAATTTTTGAGCAGTTATCAGTATAGATATATTTTCTGCCACGGCTAGTTCGTTTGATGATAAAATAGTATAACCCAAGCGATTGAATAGTTTTTCTAAAATCAGGTTGATTGTGTAATTAAAATATTTTTTATCATCTGTATTGTGCAAAAACTGCATATTGCATATTAACTTGCCACCAGGCCTTAATAACTTGTTAAACGTAGCAAGTAACTGTTCGATAGTTGATAGATCAAATAAGTTTAAAAAATTACAACAGGTAATACAACCAAATTGTCCCTGCGGCAATATAGAATAATCGTTATCAACCGTGTATACTCTTAATCGTTGTACATATTCGATTGGGTAATTATCAAGTAACGCAGAAAGATTATCGTTGTTGGGGCGGTTTACTACATACAACGGATCTGCGGTAACCATACAATCAATCCATTCTTTTGAACTAGGATTAATTTGTAATCCGGGATAGTGCCAGTCGCAGTGTGATCGAATAGTTAACAATGTTAAATTTAATATATGTTTATCGTCGGGCAATATATCGGGCAATAAACATGTTTTTATAAATTCTTGCTGATACTCTTGAGAATTACACAATTCATTTATTTTAGCTATGGCAATCGATTCTGATAATTGCAGACTAACAGTGTTGATATTATTATCTATATTTTTAATTAATGCCCATAGAAAATTAATACTAGCATTAAGAATTTTATTATTTGTTATTAATAAATTATCGGCACTTGTTCGAATTAATTGATTTTGTTGTTTATCTAATTTTCGACTATCTTTCATCAACTGTCGATTTTCAGTTAATAATGTTCGTCTAGTCTGATCTAATATTCGACAGTCATTATCTATTCGTCGACTTTCGGCAAGTAATGCTCGACTTTTCTTTAATTTTTGCTGGCGCAGTACTTCTAACCGTTGACTTTCTTTAATTAATTGTTGGGCTCGGTTAACCTTTTGCCGACTCTTAGTGGCCATTTGTTGATTAATTTTAATTCGTGCATAATTGGCGGTATCAACAGCTCGACTGCGTTGATCTCGATAATATCTTGCAATTTCCTGATATATTACACTGTCGGGCCCCGATGATTCTGCTAATTTATCTATATCTTCTAAACGAAAATGATCGATTATACTAGTCAGGGTTTGTTTACGTGCAAGTAATTCATCTAATTGTTTTTGAATATCATTCATTAATCAAAACTAAACAATGCATCAAATGTAGTCTTAATGTCTGTGCTTTCGGTAATATTCCAGTTTAGCACACCTAGTAAGTTTTCTACTTTTTGATCAACGATTGTTGACTCCATTAAATCATTATCAAATGGCAGGTCTTTGAACCATTGCGGAATATGAGTTCCATCTGTTGGATAGCCTACACTAGTAAACCCAATTGGATTATCCTTTAACTTGCACACAATAGTTTTCATGCCATCGACAATACTAATTGAATAGTTATCACCATGCATACGCTTTAGGTTATTCCAATTCATAGCCGCACGTACATGCCCTGGCATATTAGCACGACCTTCACGTTCTTCTGCTTTGGTAAACTTGGTTAGATTGTTTACACGTTTAGGCGTGCCTTTCTCCCAAGCTGGCCTATCTTGGAACGCAAGTTTAAACTCACGTACCATATCAATAATAGCAGTCTTATCTACACCAGTAAGTGTCGCTAGTAAAATATCACTTAAGAAATCTTGCACAACCTTAGGAGTATCGGAACGTTTTAAGTCTAAGCCCATGGCTTTAACTTTACCCGGCTTGCCATGTGTATCCATTCGCTTGCCATCTAAGTCTGTAATCAGCACAGCATACCGTTTCTTCTTAATAAACAAACCTTTACTTGCAACCAACTCTCGCCCGCCTTTAATTACACTACCCATTTCACGTGGTACATGAAACGCACGTTCCATCATAGCTGGAAAACTTTCATTAACTTGGTCTGAAATATCATCGTACAGTTTAATAGCAATACTAGGATTCCAATCCATAGTACCAGCTTCGACTTCATCTTTAATCATAGGCCAAGCACTAAAATAACAGGAGTCGGTATCACCATATATAATGGCATCGCCTGTGTGATCATACACACCTGTCAAGCATTCATTAATAAACGCATCCATGTGCTTGGCAATAGTACGACCGGTGAGTGTAGTTGATTGTCCAATCCGCTTATCAAAGAAACGACAGCCCGGATTAAGTAGCGCACCATACAGACTGTTCAAGTTAATCTTCTTAACCAACTGTCGTTTATCCCAGAACGCAATCTCTTCTGGGTCAGTACATGAACGCATCTTAGCCTGTAGTTCTTTACGTTCAGCATACCAGCGTTTTAATAAACCTGGGACAACTGCTTCTTTCTCAAAACTAAAGATAGTACCGTTGGCACTGAGTATCCAAGGTTGATTACTATCGAATATCAACTTCCATACTTCGGCCGCACTGTGTACAGTACTTTCACCAGAAGTTTCCCAATCGATTGTAAGCTCGATGCCGGGTTTACTTTCCATAACCGCAGTATACTCCAGGGTAGCGAACAAGCCCTCCCAAGCATCTGCGAAACTTGACTTATTAGCCATCTTTTCATTGATGTAATGGTCGGTCATGATAGGACGTATCTGTCCAATAATCGACTCTGGCCCCATGTTTAACGCACGAATTGCACTTGGGTATAGTGAGTTAATATCAACTGACCCAATCCAATCATGCATGCCTGCTTTAGGAGTTGCTACATACGCACCTGCCGCTTGTGTATCGCCCATGTCGTCTCTGTTTTTACGATTAGGAACAATTAAGCCTTGTTGATGTGCTTGGTTAATAATAGCCTGTTCAGTAACTGCCACAGCACCCATAGTTGTTTGTAGCAACACTGTGTTGTCATGTGCTAGTTCGTTGGCTAGGTCTAAGAAGCGTAGTTTCTTATCTAGTTTACCTAGCAACATAGTATCCTGACGGTTATAGTCAATAAACTTAGGAAAGTCTTTGTTGTACAATTGATCCAATGTACCTTCATAAGCAACCTTGCGCTCATCTAGTTCATATTCACCGATAGCATCCAAACTATAACTATGTCGTTCTTCATAGGTATATTTACGGTATAGTTGCATGTAGTCTAAATGCACCCTGCCAATCAAGTCAAAAGTGATGTTTGCGGCGCCAAAACGTTCAAATTCACGCTGTTTTGGGTACTGACCCCATAGACAAAAGCGTCTAGTGTCATCTTTACTTAACACACGTGTAACACGCCCAATAGTATATGGAATATCATAGCCTTCACTGTTCCAGCCACTTAACACATCTGCATCATCGATTAGATTAAGGAATGTATCCAACATGTCTGCTTCACGTTCAAACATAAAACAGTTTTCATATTGGTCGCATATTTCTTGCGCAGTTTCCCAACTATAGCTCTTGGGCGGAATAACAAGTGTAACTAACTTGTCTAGCCAATCTAAGTAAACTGATATGGCTGTGATAGGATTGAATGGATCGCTGGTAGGAGCATACCCACGTGCTGGGTCAAAGTCTGTTTCAATATCCCAAAACGCAGTTTGTAGTTTAGGTGAATCGACACCAAGATAGTTATCTGATAAACAACGGAATACAGGATTGATATCACTTTCCCATATCCGCTTGCCTGATTGAATACGTGTCTCTTTATGAAATTCTTTACCTATACGAGTGCTGAATCGACTTACTGGAGTGTCGTATACAGTACGATACTTGCCTTTAGGATCGTCCATGTACATGACATAATTTGCTGGATACTCGACATACTCACGTATACCTTCTTTTCTTTCTACTACATAGATGCGATCTTTTGCTCTATCGAATAATGCATCGACGTATGAAATTTGAAACTCCTTTTACCGCTTATGGCCGGTTAACCTTGTGCTTGTACGTAAAGTGTACGACTCTTTTATTATAACATTAATAGCTTATAGTAGCCTACTAAATCGATTAAAAATATAGTTACGCTGGTCATTAATAGACCAAAACTGCCTCTACTTGCCGCTGAATAGATACTAATAGACAGGGCAGTAAAAAACATTGGATATACTACTAACAACGGAACATTGGGTACAGTTAATGTAAATGTCATTGCAACCGCAAAGTTCAATGCCCAATTGACTGTTTCTAATATTAGTCGTATTGGGTGGCTATGCCAATCTCGACGAATAAATTCAACAGTTTTGTGCCAATTGATCAAAGTGTACGACCAACTGTTTCTAAAATATCAGTAACAGTTTCGTGATCTTCGTTTGTCTCACCAAATTTAGATTTTTGTGCAATTTTAATTGCTTTTTTAAGTAAGCTCGGTTTAATTTCCAATTCTTCCGCTACTGCTTTGATTGTATCGCTAAGGCCTGCACTTAAATCTTCTACTTCTTGTAGTACTTGTACGCCCTCATTGACTATTTGTATAAGTTTTGCCTTTTGTTCAGCTGAAAACATTAATGCCATTGTGTCATTCCTTTAGTTAAAAATATATTGTATATGAATTACTTATCGGAGTCAAGCGGTATGGTTAAGATATTCTACATTTCCGTAGAACTTGGGTAACTGTTGTAAATTCTAATGCTAAATCATCGTAAATATCTTCTACAGGCCTAACTACAAACGCACGTGTAACATAAGCAGATTGACCCATTTCAGCATAGTAAGTGTCACTGGGCCAACGGCGCTTGTTCCATTCCATTGCGTTAATTAGTAAGCATTCATCACCTACATCTTTAAGCAATACTTTGCGTTGAGCTACTGGTAAGTTGGCACTGGCCATTAGTTTAATACCCACAGGTTCTGTATTGACCTGTGGTTTGTCTAGAAAGTGTGCGAATAAGTGTACAACGTATGCTTCTACATTGTGGGTTAGTGTAATTGAAAGCGATGTTTCTGCTTCTTTAATAAGCTCATAGGATTCTTTAACGTAAGTTTCCCAATTGGTCATATTACCACTTACGACAGCTCCAATATCTGGCAGATGTTCTTGGTCCTGGGTTAGCACAGTTATGACGTGCTCTAAATGACTTGCGACGTGCTGGATTAGATTTCTTAATACGCATGTTAGGATCACCAAAGTTTACTTTTTTGATGTTGCCTGTGCTAGGATCTTTAACGTAGACTTTAAACTTCTTAACATCACCTTGCATTGGTTTGCCTAAGGGAACTTTGCGGCCGTGATATTCAGCTTCATCTAGTTGTTCATCTTCGTTGTACCACAGTTCACCGTAGGCTTCAAAGAATTCATCACCATCATATGATTCTTCAATGGGTACACAGTTGTTTACACGTGTGTCACCTTTCATTTTAGTGCCTTGCTTTTTGTAACCTTTCCAACATTTAGCATCTAAACGTTGTTTACTTTCTGGCAATACTACAGAATCTGTAGTTAAATAGTTGGGGAATTTTTGGTTAAACAAACGCATAATAACACCAGCTTCTGCATTGGCTTCGTCCTCAATCGGACTGCCTGTTTCGCCGGAAGTGCTATCAAGTTGATCGTCTTGCCCTTGCGCATAGTGTACCATTTCGTGTGCTAGTGTACGCAATACATCAACAGGATTACGTTGGTCAACAACTACATAAATTACTTGTTCATCATTAACATAACGACCGAACGTTGTATCATCTAATGATTTAACTAAACGAATTTTAGGAATGCGATCTAACTTTAAATGTTTAATGGCAATAGGCAAGAAGTCACGCAATGCATCAATTAGCGTAGCTTCCTTGGGTTCGTCAAACATTTCAAATAAGTTCATATTGACTGCTGCTTATTCAGTTAACAGAGTTGCTACAAACGCTTGACCTGCAAGTATTGCATCTGTGTATACAGTTTTATCGGTACTATCGGCAATAATATAATCTCTAGCTAAAATTATTTCTAAATGCAATATATTAGCATTTATTCTATCGTAAATCTCTTTGCTACGCACATCTTCGGATACTAATTGATTAATTAAAGTTACGCTATCTAATGCATTTTTTAAATGCAATACAGTGCGTTCTTCGCTGCTAAGTGGTGTTAAATTTTGGTAAGACATTATACATTTCCTTTATTAATTAATGTTTCTAATGCGTCTAAACGAGCAAGTAATGTGGCCCAAGAAAGCGTACCTCAAATGCAGAGCAGCAAGCTCCGCATTTCATACAATCAAATGTCATTTAATTATTGATATAATGGTGTAAAGTATGTTTGACCGCCAACTACAATTGGTGCCCATTTAACAACGGTTGTTTTATTTATTGGAGCTGGACTACTATTAACTGTATATTCAATAACTACTGAAGATGCATAAGCCTCAGGTGAAACAACACCACCAGAAATCATGGTAAATTGTGCTTGATAACGCTGTGGACCTAGATATAAATCTTGTGTTAATTCAATAACAAATGTACCATAGTTTGGATCGGTTAAGGTAACTTTTGTACCAGTTACAAATTTATTCGTGTCAAACGGTGGAGTAGGATCGGGCGTTGGGAAATCGAATTTCCCGTTAGAATCAATTCTAAACTGGCCCATACCACCAGAAATAGTTTCAGTCGTTAAAGTTAAGGCTGGCGGTTCAACATAAAGTGACAATGCACCAGTAACTTGTAAGGCATTAAACACTACAGATGATGTGGTGTTTAGACTTTGATTATATGAACTGGCCGCGTTGGCATTAATCCACTGTGGTACTGATTGATTTGTGGTAAATTTAAAATAGCTTGAATAATTCTCCGCCAGATTGCTAGCCATCATATTACTGCCGCCGCCGATCCAAGTTACTCCTACCTCAATAGTAGTTGAATCGGTAGTTGTGACTGAAGTTACTTCGTAAATATCTTCGGACCAATATGTTAGTTTATATTTAAACTGTTGTCCAACAGTAAATTTAGAATAAAAGGATTCCGGAAATGTACCCGCAAGCAACAAATTATTGCTATCACTGACATCATTGGTTATTGAATAATTAACAGCACCTGGAAGTTCTTCTATTGCTGGATATTGTGTAGTATAATTGGTATAGGTATTTTCGACAGGGCCCAATGCAGTACCATAGCTTATAACTTGTCCGGCAGATGGGCTAGTGATAGTAACACCTACTCCGGCTATACTACTATTACCATACGATATTTCTTTTGTAGTTGTATCATAGTATACAGATTGCGATGTAACTGCATTTCTGACTGGATTTACATAAAATGCCGATGCCGCATTACCTGTCATAACCATATCAGTTCCGCTGGCATTAAGCACTATCGAATAATTTGGTTGATCTGTTTTACCTGCACCTTTACCTATAGCTATAGAACTAATTCCTTGATAGGTTTTTCCAGCAACATTACCTATAGCTACCGCATCATTGCCTTGGCTGGTGTACGCAGCATTTGTACCAATAGCCACTGCACTTTCACCTTGAGCGGTCCTTCCGGCAGTTGTGCCAATAGCCACCGCATAGATATTTTGACTACCACCGCCAGCAAGAACACCAATAGCAATCGTACTATCGTACTGGTTAGTTTGCCCGGCATTTGATCCTAGAGCAATCCGAGAGTCTACTAAGCCAAAGATACCGCCGACTTGAGTTTTAGTGGCAGTGGCTATACCGATAGTGCCACTGGTATTTGTAAGGCCACTGGCATCCACTGCGGGTACAATTACTCCGCCCTTAACAGTGGTGCTAGCCGTAGGCAAAGTATAACTACTGGTTATGCCAGTTAGTTGACTACCGTTACCGATGAAGTATCCTGAAGTTACTACGTTGGCTGTGGTCTTTACATTACCAATATTACCTGTATAAGAAGTTAGATAACTTGCTACATCAGTATTACCATAACTGCTGACTATACCAGTTAGTTGACTACCATTACCTATAAAATAACTAGAAGTTACTACATTGGCTGTGGTCTTTACATTACCAATATTACCTGTATAAGAAGTTAGATAACTTGCTACATCAGTATTACCGTAAGATGATCCACCAAAACTTACAGCAGCTCCGTTGGCGTAAAAATAGTTGTCTGTTTTAATACTTGTGGTTGTAAAGCTACCCCCAAAAGTCAACGAAGTAGCATTTAACCATCCACCGGAAGCGTTTGGCGCTGTACCTTGCCATGACACATTTGATAATCTGAATGATGGATTGTCGCCACCGATAAACGTCCAAAGTTCTGTACTTACACCATTATATGTAGTTCCAGATATAACTACACTAAATGCAGTTCCCACTGGCCATTGAGAAATAGTCCCAGTCACTATAGTTGGGATAGTCCACTCTCCAGAGTCAACTTGTAAAGTAGTTGCCGGATTGTCGCCAGACTGCCCTACAAAAAATCCAGTGAAATCACCGTCACTAGTATATGTACTGGCACTAACACTAACCAAATTGAATGCCGCTACGCCGCCACCTGTTGCGCTAATAGTACCAGCAGTAATATCAATACCAGATCCGGCTGTTAGTTCACCTTGTAACGGGAAGCCACCAGCAGTGCTGCCATCCATGACCACTACTGTGTCTTTGGTGGTATCAATAAAAATCTCACCTAATGCACCAGTTATTGATGCTAGATTACCTGTGGTATCTCTTCTAAATTGTAACGTTTTTGCCATTTTATTTAAATCCTAGTTTTATTATATATTTATGTTGGAATTAATAATTACACCATTAAATCTACTGTTCCTGTTGCAGTCAAGAAATCTTCAACACCACTTTGACTTAACAAATCACCTGCTAACTCAAGATTGAGATCCTCGGTTCCGCTGCCTATCATTAAGTCGATGGCACTACCAACTAGCAGTGCTAGATCACCTTCAAAGTTAAAATTATCCGGTGTTGGGGGTGTAATAGGTTCACTGCGCATAGGATCGCCGCTGGAAATTGCCATGCCAGCTCCAATTCTCATACCTGCGCCGATAATAATTGCCATTAGAACTCTCCGGATTTTTCTACTACTTTAATGTATTTAGCTATTTAACAGATAAGATTGTTGTTCAGGTGTATGTAATTGCACATACATATCTACAAACTTATCAGTCTGTGCATTGCCTTGTAGACCCAATTGATCGAATAATATATGGCCTTTGGTTTTGATTAGGTCTTGTAATTTTACTTTAATATCGGCTTGATCTATATCTATTACATTTTTTAAATCAGCTAGAACATAGTCGCCTTTATATAAAATTTGCTGTGATTCTCGAAATAATTTTATAAATTTAGTTGAATCAACAAAATCATCAAAGTTCCATTTGGTCAAACATTCTTCTTTGATGTGATCTGGTAAATTATTAAAATCAACCAACGAAGAACAAGCTGGCCAGTCCGGAGTCTTGATATTTGCATAGCGTATTGCTAGCCATTTATCTAGAGGACTGTTTTTATAAAACCAAAAGGCATTTTTTGTTTTTGCTAGATATATTTGTGTTTCAATATCTGTATAAATTACCACAGTTTTTCCTGTGTATAAAAATAATGAACGTGCTGTTGCTGGGTTGCATTTTAGATATAGTTTATTTGATAAATTGGAATGTAATGTTCGATCATTCTCAATCATAGTTTCGGACGTTTTCCAATTACTAACTTGGTTAATGTTCCATTGGTTTTGAAATATAACGTTGAAATCCTGAATGTCGCTGTTGAATATACAATTATAATTTCCGGTTAACAGTAATAGATGCGCACAAAAATTACCACCACTGCCACCATAGTAAAATAAAGCTACATCTTGGGACACTACTTTAACCCTGCCAATCGGCGTAATTGTTTGATTGATTCGTTTGTTGTTGGTAATGCTCTAACTGTTAATGCACCGCTTTCTAAGCCTAGGTCTTGTTCTAATTCACGTGCTTTACGATGAGCATAAACCATATCAGCACCTTGTATTCTTGACACTACACTACCATCAGCTTTAACTACTTCAAAATCTGTAGCAGTGGTCTGTGCTACAGTTGGTTCTAATGGTAATTCTTGTTGTACTGGAGTTGCACCTTGTTCGCTAGCATCACGCTCACCGCTGATACCACGACGACGTAGTTCACGTTTAATAATAACTCTAAAGTAAGCAGTCTGTTGATCATTTAATACTGCGGTTGTGCTGACATTACGTAATACGTTGATTAGATCCATGTCACTCTTATCTGCTACATTGTCTAACCATTCACGATGTGCTTGAGGTAAACTATCACGCACTGCGTTTTCAGCACCACCTGCGTTTGCTCTATCTGCTGCCGCCTGCGCATCTGCAAAACTAGTGTACGTGCCTGCACTTGGCGTTGTTTCGGCTGGTGTTGCTCTATAGTATCTAGTATCAACATTATTAACACTACCGTATACATGTAGTGCTTCGTCACTGGTTCTTGCGTTAACAGTACCAGCAGGTTCACCTAGTCCGTTTATAATATTCCAAGTTACTTCCGGACGGCCAGCATCTTGTGTGGTAGCAATGGCTTCTAAATCGTGTAGGCCCACTGATATCCGTTGCTCTCGCATGAATATATCTGCGGCTTTAAGTTTAGCCTGACGAGGACTATCAGCATCGACGAATACCGGGTCTTGATCTACATGTCTACCACGAGCAAAATAAACCTTCCAGCGTGTTTCATTGCCGTCGACTACTCCTTGATCCATTCTACTGCGTAGTTCGGCATCAATCTGTTTAACTATCCAGCCACTGGCATCGGCATCTAAATTATCACCACCATTTATTACTCGTTGTCTCACAGAGTTTGCTGTATCTACTGTAACAGTAGGTAATGTTTCTTCAACCCAATCCTTCCAACTCTGTGACAATGATGCTGGTGCAGCATCACCTATTTCTTCACTCTTAAACAATTCAGCTTTTAGTTGGCTGATACTTTGTTCGCGATTCATACCCATTTGCTTACCGCCTAGGATGATAGCGGCTGTTTCACTAGCGGCAAACACCATTTGCTTGCCACCAGTGCCATCTTTGTTCATGACCCAGTACTGTACTTCTTCGCCTTTCTTCTCTTTACGAGCTGTTTGTGCTTGACGAACATTACTTACTAATTCTGATTTGTTGATCTGTCCTAGAGCATAGCGACTGAACAATGCTACGCTATTATTAGGATCAGTCCATTCGCCTTCTGGGCTGATTAGTTTGTATAATTTCTTAGCGTATTCTTGTTTGTATGCTGACTCGTCTGTGGCAATACGTAGGCTTTGTGCTAGACGTAGAGCAGTATTAACAAGTTTAGGTATGTCTTCGTTTAGATAATCACCACCTGGACCACGGAATTCTACGTAGTTGCCTTTGGTATTGATACTTGTATACTTTTGTGTAACGCCACTGTGTACTAGTTTACTAGCTGCCGCTCCAAGATGTTCTTTCATCTTGGCCAACAATTCTGTGGCGTTTTCTGGATTGGCCTGAATCTTTTCTTTAACAATCTTCATGGCACTTTTAGCATAGGTATTGTACTGACGACCAAACTCTTGAAGTACGTATTCGTCACCTAGGAATAATGCTAGTTTAACATAGTCTAGATTATCAGTGGTCATGTTAGGCACACTGATGTTCATGTGTAGGCCCGTTGATTTGTTAGTATAACAACCTGCCAACTTAGCCCATTGTTTAACTTTTTTCAACATAGTCAAGCCATCTTTAAGCGGCATTGCTGGACTGATAAACTCTAGGCCGGCGTCACCTTGGTTAGCATCAATTGACGCATCGGGTTCAATGATAAAATAACCTTGTTCTTGTTGTTGACTACGACTACCACTGTGGTAATTACTAAACCCGCGTGCTTCATATCCAGTAGCACCATAAAAGTCATCTGCTACTTGATCTATGTCTGCATCACCACCATCATTGCCTTCGTTAGCGTCATACATGTGAGGCCAATCAAAGCCCCAATGACGTTCAGCGTCCTGCATATCACCAATGCCAATGTCGCTTAACCAAGCACCTTCATCGCCATCACCACCGTTACGGAAGTCATCTTCCATTTCTTGACGTGCTTGGTCGTAGGCATATTGATACTCTCTATT